CTGAAATCGACCTGCTTCGGAAGTCGCTCGAGAATCTCGGCCTTGAAGATCTCGACCGGATGGCGACGCTCGTGCTCGCCGAAGGCCACCGCGCCACGATCGACGTGCTCGAGCACCTCGAAGAAGGCGAGCATCGTCTCGCGAGAGCACGGGAGCGGCCGCCCCTCTCGCACGAGCCCTTCGAGGTAGTTGAGATACTCGGTTCGCCGCAGCTCCCGCTCACGGCGCTCGAGGTCGGCTTCGCGCTGGTCGAGCGCACGCTCGCGGGGCGAGCGCGGCGTGAACGAGCCGCGGCGTCGGCGGCGACGCTCGGAGTGCGACACGGAATCGCTCGATGAGGCAGCCGTGTCGACGGCCGCCTGTACCGCTTCCGCGACAGCCTGCTGCAGCTCCTCCTTCTTCTCGGCAGGGACGTCGAGCGTTTCGACGACCGCATCGACGGCAGCCGTGGTGGCCTCCTCCACGATGGCGTCCGCCACTTCCTCGGAGACCTCGGTGGCTTCGGCACCCGCCGCCACCGCCGCCTCGAGCTCAGCCAGTGCCGTGGCTTGCGCCGCCGCCTCCGCGCCGACCTGCTCTTCGATCCACGCGCGCAGCCGCTTCACGAGCTCGGCGAGGTCGCCCTGCGCAAACTCCACCGTGAGTACGCCCTGGTCGCTGCCCGCAAAGCTCACCGCACGAAGGCCCTTCACAGCCGGCGGCTGCGCTCCGAGGAACCCGACGTGCCGCAGGTGCCACTTCCCGGGCGTGGGATTCGAAGGCGACTCGGGGCGGTAGAACGAGGCCGAGACTTTCTTGAATCGCCCAGCCTCCACGAGTTCGGCAAAGGCCGGGTCCAACTGATCGACGGTTGCCTCGAGCGCTGCGCCATTGCGCGCGAGCGTCCGCACCCAGCCGTATGCCGGCGAGTCGGTGCGCGGGTGCCCGACGACGATGGGCGCCTCGTGCCGAGTCGGGTCGTAGGACTGCACGACCTCGTCGAGGTCGCGCTCGGTGAACGAGACCGACTCGCCGCTCATCGCGGTATGCCGGCCGGCCCTGAAGATCTCAATCGCTCGTGCCATGTGCGGAGCGACGATGCCGCCCGCGGCTCTCCGGCGATAGACGGACCAGGTCCGGCCAAGGCTTCCCCGGGAGTCAACCGGGCGGACGTCCGGGGTCAGACTTAGGACCTACCACGACACCCGCGTTCGAGGCGTTCGAACCGCGTTCGAAAACGCGCCGAGGTCGCGGGACGGCCAACGGGGCCAGCCGAGCGGCCTTCGGCGCTCTGAAGGCGACTGGCGGGGAGGCGTGATCAGACCCATATTGGGAGTCCGGGGTGGCGACGGGCCCAGCGCCCATTCGAGCCATTCCCGGGGTCCCCCGGGAGTCGCGCTGGGCGCTCCCGGGGTGTCTTTTTATCGGGGGTACAGCAGATACCCCTCGCGCTTCGAGTCGATGTCGCGGCGCGGGAAGTGCGTGACCACTGCATTGCCGGCGCCATCGCGGTCAACGACGACGACCGTGTTCCCGTCCTCGAAGATGCCGATGTACCGCATCCGCATCACGACGTTCCCTGCGTTCGGGTGGTCTTTGCCGTGTCGATGCGGCACGAGCCAAACCTCATACGGCTGCTCGACGGTAGCCTTGGCGGCTGGGAAGAACGACGCTCGCTCCTTGTCCTTGCGCTTTGCTTTCTGTCCCTTCGCGCGCGCTCGAAGCAGGTCCTTCAGTACGTGGTCGATGTTTTCCTCACGGAATGTGACCTCCATCCCTAACGGGTCACGCACCGCACCAGGTTCGCCTGGCTTGGTGCCGAAGAGTTCTCGGAAGCGTTCGCGCGTCCGCGCGACATCGCTAGGACCCTCGACCGATGGCCAGAGCGGTGGTGAGGCGTCCCGGCCATCCTTGATCTTGTCGCCACTCGGGCGCCCGTAGCGCTGCCAGTTCGGGATGTCTTTCAGCGGCGTCAGGTGCTTTTCGGCATCCGGGTCGTACCCGCGCGGCGCCTTACCGACGTGATAGTCGAAGCCGGGATCGATGCCCTTCGGCAGGTACATGTTCTGGCCAGTGCGCTCGTTGTGCCACCAGGCGTACTGGTCTTTGGGACGCTCCGAGACCTTGTAGCCGTATCGCTCGAGGTCTCTTTCACTGAGCTGCTGAACCTCGCAACGGCAGCCCCACCCATTCGGCGGGTAGTGCTTGCTCCACCAGGGGTCATCGTACCGAAGCACGGTGCCGTGCCACGCTCGGTGCTCGGGGCGCTCGCGCCCATCCATCACCGCGACGTAGCGCAAGTAGGGTCTCGCTTCGGACGTGCGCTTGATGCGCTCCCACCGCCCCGCCGCCATCGCCGTTCTGAGATTCGTCTCGTAGATGGTGCGAAGTCGGCGCGGTGAGCCGAGCTGGACGAGCTTCTTTTCGCCCGTCTTGGGGTCGACCATCTCTTGCTTGCCCCACCAGCCGTACTCCTCGAGCTTTGGCCGCAGCTCTTTCCGGAACTGCTGGAGCGTTTGGCCGCTTGCAATCGCCCTGTCCACGGCGTGGCGAATGTCCGCCAGCAAGTCGAGCTGTGTGGCCTTCGCCACCGTGAAGTACTTTGCGTGCTCTCGCCGGTAGACATCCCGCCAATCGAACGAGATGGCGTAACCCTTCTTGCGGAACCACTCGACGGCCTCGGCGGGCGGCAGTCCGAACGGGTCAACCTTCGCCATCGCTCGGTTCCGCACTCACCTGGCCCGCGGCGCGCGCCGTGAACATCACACGCGAGAGTGACTCGACGAGCGCCTCGGGGTCGGCAAGTGCGAGCTCGCCGAGCCGGTCACGCACCTCCTCGAGCGACTTGCAATCCGCGAGCAGCTTTTCGACGTTCCGCACCTCGGGGCCGATCACCTCGCGCCAGCCATCGCCCTCGAGGAGGTCTCCGATGCTGTCGCCCACGGCCGGCAGGTCTTCCGCGAACATCGGTCCACTACCGAACGGCGGCTGGGGCTGCGGAGGCGGATCGGGGCGCAGCTCGAAACCGTCGCCGTACGTCTCGTGGATGTATTCGAGCGTCGGCCTGTATCCCATGTCGAAGAGCGTGCGGTCGCGCTGAGCACGTGCGGCGAGGTCCTCCGCCTCCGCCATGTCCCGGTAGACGATCGGGGTCGCGGCGCCGGGAAAATTCCACTCCGTGAGCCATTTACACGGACCGTGCGTGAAGCTCTCGCAAACCAGATCGGCGTCGCTCTTGACAACGTCGGCCTTGACCCCGGCGTGCACGCTGGCCTGCGAGTACGAGCTCCCGTCGTCGGTGGTCATCGTCTGTGACAGGATGACCTTCGCGATCGACGCATCCATCCTCGCGACGAAGCGATCGAAGTCGCCGCCCGAATCCTTCATCGCTTGAAGAAGGTCGAGATCGACGCCGTGCGGAACGACGACGCGTCCCCCATTCCTGATGGCGCTCAGGAGCTGCAGGAACTTGCTCCGCTCCTTCTCGGTGGAGCCCGGGGGAATCTTCGCGACAGGCGTCGGGACGGCGAAGCGCTCGAGGAAGAGCGCCCAGAACTGCAAGCTGTTTCGCTTGAACCAGACGGGCCAGTACAGCCAATGCCCGAGCCCCCGCCCGTAGAGGTCGTCATCGTCGTCCGCCCCCGCGGTGAAGACCCAGAACTTGCGTTCGGGCATCACCTCGCCAGCCGGCGCGCCTGGCTTCATCAGGCGCAAGCTGCCATCCGTGCCGAACCTGAATCGCTTCGACTTGCGGACCTTGATGGCGTCGATGACGACCTTGCCGTCCTGCATCCCCCACATGCACTCGGCGACGGCGAACCCGTACATCAGGCCCGTGAGCATCTTGAACGTGACGCGATCCCACTGCGCACGCTGGAGCTGCTCGCGCATGAAGTCCGCGGCGCGCTGATCGAGTTCGGTCGGGCCGCCTGCGTCGACCTTCCACTCCCGGGCTACGACGGCGCTGCGGCGCTGGTGAAACGTGGGGAACACCTGGTCGTCACGCAGCAGGCGCTCGTACAAGCCCAGGTCGCCTCCGCCGTGCAGCTCGAGGACCTCGTCGCGCGACGGCGCGAGCTCGGAGACGAATGCATCCCCGATGCGTGAGGAGCCGGCGCTCGCTAGCTCGTCGAATACCGGCTTCGGCGTCTTGGCCATCGTCTACCTCTTGGCCTTCTGGAGCACTGCCCGCGCCGCGGCCTCCGCCTCCTCACGGGCCGCTTCGGCTTCGAGCCGTCGCCGCAACTCGCGTTCCGGATCGTCGGAGCGAAGAGCGTTCCCGAGGATGGTCACGAAAAGCCGGACCATCGGCTCGATCAGCGGAACGAACGACTTCATCGACATCGCTCCCACGCCTCCCATCGATGAGCGTAGCGAGCTCGGATCGCCGGGATGGCCGCGCACTCGTCGAAGGTTTGGAACATGCAGAGATCGAGGATTTCGCGGAAGTACTCGGCCTTGAGTTCGGCGAGAGCAGCCGGAGAGCACGCGGGGCGTTCCTCGGCGTGCACGCACGCGACGAGGAACGCCATCGCCCATGCAGCGAGCGCACGTTTCACGACGCGTCGGCCCCTTCCGAGGACGTGAGCTTGCGACCGATGGCGAGCCCTTCCTCGACCGCCGCCGCGACCGCTTCCGCCCGTGCCTTGTCGATCAGACCTTCGATGAGCACGTAGATTCCGACGACGACACCGATGATTGCGAGTCGCGTCGGGTCGACGCCGAGTAGGCCGCTCAGGAAAACGCCCGCGGTGCACCAAAACTTCCTGCTGACCAACCTCTGAAGCATTCGTTTCCTCCTCAGTTCCAGCCGGCAAAGCCCCGGCCTCCGTGCTCGCCAGCGAACGCGCCAGCGGATTCGAATTGCCCCTCCGACGCGAACTCGAGCGGACCAGCGTCGAGCGTCGTGGTGGCGAAGTAGGCAAGCGCCGCGGCGATAGCCGCGTCCCCATGCCGCTGTCCCGTCGAACCCTTCGTGCGCTTCTCCCCGATACGTGCGACGCCTCGAATCACCTCGACGGCACGGAAGTCGTCGATGGTTTCGGCATCGCGAGGGATGATGATCGTGCCGTCCTCGAAGGCAGCACGGAGCTTCGGCATGTGCTCGCGGTACCAGCTCTCCGACAGCATCACCTCGCCGATGCACTGCGAGCCGTACCGCTGCCGCGCGACCTCAGCGAGGTACTGCCCATTGCCGCGTGCATCGAAGGCCGCGCCAGAGAATCGCGGCAGATGGTCGGCGAGCCAGAAGACGATCTGCTGCTGGGAGGTGAAGGGGACGTTCCGCAGCTCGAGCGTGAATGGCGTCCAGCGCGTGAGGTCGGCGCGAAGGACCAGAGGCCAAATCACCGACAGGTCGCCCGACCGACCGAAGTCCTGGCCGAAGAAGGTTCGGCACTCGCCCGGAAGGGAGCGCACGTACGGCGCGAGCTCCGTCTCGCAGAACTCACGCACGCGGGTCACGCGCTCGTCCTCGCTCAGGTCCACGAAGCCGTCGGGGAGAGACCATCGAATGACCTTGCTCGTCTCCGCGGCGCGGGATTCGAGCAGGGCGCGCGACAGGTACTTGCCGCCGGACGCACGTGGGATGCAGTCGAGCTCCTCGGCGCCCGCTTCGCCGTAGTGGTTGCGGATATCCGAGACCCACTGAGCCTCAGCCTCGGGCGACCACTCCGTGCCCTTTTTCAGGCAGATGCGCCGGAACAGACCCTGCTGGACGGCGTCGTCGAAGGTGATGCGTACGAGCCCCCAATCGGTGCCGTCTTTCTTCTTTCGGCCTGCCCGAACGTCCTCGACGAGCTCGTTGAACTTGTTCTCGACGCCATCGTGAGTGGACAGGATCGCGACTTTCCCGCCCCAGATGAGTAGCGCCATCGCGGCCTTGAGCAGCTCGTCGAGGTCATCGTGGAAGGCCGCCTCATCGATAATGACATATCCCTGACGACCACGGAGAGAGCGGGGGCGAGAGCAGAGCGCGACGATCTCGAAACCGCTCGCGAAGTCGATGCGGAACGCCTTGATGTAGCGGTCCTCGCCACCTTGCTGCTGGTCGTGAAAGAGAAACTCCTGGACCTCGACCGCAGCGGAGAGGAACGCCCGCGCCCACTCCGCGCAGACGTCCACAAACTCCCTCGTCATGTCGAGGTTGTAGCCAAGATAGAAAACGTCCATCCCGCCCGAGCTGCGCTCCGCTCCAGCCGTCAGGACGGCATCGGCGGCGATGCCCCAGGTCGCACCGACACGCCGACTTTTCTCGCAGATGGTCACCTGGTGGGCGGCCGTCGCCTCGAGCAGGGCGATCTGGTACGGGAGCAGAACGCTGGGCAGAGCATCGGGGCCCGTCATCGCTTCACCGCTTCGCGATCCCGAGGATGCGCGCCTTGATCATCTCGATGGTTGGAGTGCTCAGGCCTTGCTCGTGCGCGGCCGCCTCGGCTTCGCGTGCGGCATCCTTCGCCGCCTTCGCGCGCTCGCGAATCCTGATCTCCGTCTCGACGTGCGACTTGAACGCGGTCGAGAGGTCCCTTGCCGCCATCGCCAGCTTCTGGAGCTCGCCGGGATCGATGTCACCCGACTCGAGCATCTGCGCTCGCGCTCGGAAGATGAGGACCTGCAGGCTTTCGACGAGCAGGCGTCCGGCATCGCCTTCGGGCACGTCTTCGAGCTCTCGCCCGATAGCCGCTGCCATCTCACGGGCGACGCGGATGTCCTTGGCCACCTCCTCGAAATGTTGCGAGTACCTGTGGACCGCGCTCTTCGAGACCTCGGCGCCCATCGACCGGAGATGCTCGGTGATCTCGCGAATCGTGTACCGACCGTCCGCGAGTAAGCGGTCGATCTCCGCTCGCAGCTCCGGCGGCAGCTTCCGGATCGATGAGCGCCGAGCCATTACGCCGCCTCCTGCAGGCGCGCGGTCGCGATGTCGTGGATCTCCGGCACGACCTCGACGCCAAGGAACCGGCGTCCCTCCAGACGCGCGGCAACGCCCGTCGTGCCGCTGCCGGCGAACGGGTCGAGGACGAGACCGTCGGGCGGGCACAGCTTCACCAGCTCGCGCATGAGCGCCAGCGGCTTGCTCGTCTGGTGGTGGATGCGGTCCTTGGGCGTGCGCGGGAACGTGAGGCTTCCAGGCAGCGTGACGGCTCTATTGCCGCGCAGCTTGCCCTTCGACGCCCACGCGATGAACTCGACCTGGGCACGGAAGCCTCCCAGACGAGGGCGCGAGGCCTTGGTCTTGTCCCACGAGGCAATCCCTTGCCAGACCCACCCGGCGCATTGAATGGCGTCGGTCAGCGAAGGGAGCTGCCTCCAGTCGGTGAATACGCAAAGCACCGAGCCGCTACGCGCCACGCGCCAGCACTCGCCGAGCACCATCGTCGCCCAGCGCATCCACGACCGCTGGTCGCGCGTGTCGCCGGCAAAGTCCGGCCTCTGCAGCTTCGTGCCCGTGCTCACGTACTTCGCTCCCGTGGCCTGCGTTGCCGTCCCGACACTCGAATAGGGAGGGTCGGTAATCACGGCATCGACGCTTTCATCTTCGAGGCGCTCAATGACCCTGAGCGCATCCCCCCGAACCAACTTCCAATTCGTCAACTAGTACTTTCCCTTTCACCCCCCGCGTGGCGACGGCCGTTTCACGCCCGGATGGCGGGCGCGGCCGGTAGCGATTTCGGCACCACGTTCCGTGAGCGTGGCGACCCAAACTCGCCCCGCGACAACGCTGGTGCTCACGAGGTTCTGTTCGGCGAGCCACGACAGGTCGGCTCGAACGACGTCGCGAGAGACGACGTGGGCGAAGCGCCCGAGGGCGTCCTGAATCACGGACTCGTTCAGCGAAAACCCGGGCTGGTCATTCAGGAGGCGGAGGATCACCAACCGGCGGTCTTCGGTTACGAACTCGCTGAAGCTGCTCATTGGACCATCATCCTCGTCTGCAGAAATTCCTCATGGCGGTCGAGGCGCACCCAGAGCCCTTGCAGCCGCTCGCTGACCCCCCGGAGGTCACCCTTCAGCTCGCGCAGGTCCGCGGTCAACTGGGCCACGGCTTCGGCCGTCGGGACGTGTCGCACCCGCTCCTCGAGGCGTCCCACGTCGCGCTCGAGCGCGGCGCTTCGGCGTTCGTGGTCCGCGCGGAGCGCGTCGAGCTGATCGCGGTGCGCACGGTGCCGGTCCGCAACGAATGCGTAGATGCCGACCACGGTCGTCATCACGAACTGGATGGCAGGGAGCCAGGCTCGGAGGTCGTCACTCACGCGAGGAACCTTCGCTGACGCTGGCCGCCCGATATAGACGGACGAGGTCCGCCTTCGCGGCCCTGTCGCAATTTACGACCGGGCGCGAGGCGGGCAGATCCTAGCAGGCTAGAAGTCGAAAAGGCGCCGCTGTCGCGGATCGACGCGCGGGGGGAGCGAGAGCCCTTGCAGCGTGCGGCGCACGTGTCGTGCAGTCACGCCGCATCGAAGCGCGATCTGCCGGGTGGTGAACCCCTGCTCCGCGAGCTCGATGATCTCGCGGGTCTTCCACGCGACGAACGCGCCGCGGGGAACGTTCAGACTTTGCCCGCCGAGCGCTCGGCAGAGCGCGGCGAAGTGCTCGTGGCCGAGCGCCTGTGCCCACGGGTGGGTCGGCGTCGGCTCGCGCGGGATGTGCACGTCATCGATGCCGCCCGCTTTGCGAGCGAGCTCGAGCGCCAATTCAGGCCCGATGACCTCCGCGATCATCCGCAGAGCGCGCGGCCATTCCCGCATGTCCTCGGGGCTCATGACTTGTTCTCCTCCCGCTCCCGCCATGCCTTGAGCCCCTCGACGACTCGATTGGCCTGGCTCGGCGAGAGCCACTCAGGGTCGGCGACGCCGGTCATGCGCTCGACGAAGGCGCGGAGCGCGGCCCTGGTGGGTGTCCGAACGAGCCCACGGCGGCACATCTCGCCCCAGATCGACCAGATTTTCCGCACGTGTTTGCTGTCGCTCGGACGCGGGCGCGAGGCGCCTCGACCTTTCGGCTTCGGCGCCCAGCCCCTCCCTCGGAAATGGTCGATCACCTTCCCGAGGTCCTGTTCGGACAGCGCCGCCGCGCTCGACTTGCCGGCAACCTTCTCGAGGACGAGACGATACGTCTCCTCATCGAGATGCAGGTCCTTCCGCGCGATGTGCACCATCGCCAAGAGAGCGCGGCGGGAGGTCACGGCTCCACTCCCTTCACACTCGTCGTGACGTCTTCCGAGAGACGCTGCAGCTTCGCCGTGAACCGCTGCGTCACCAGCTCATCGCCGAACGCCATCGAGAGCTGGCGGCACATGATCATCACGTCGGCGATTTCGTCGGCAACCTCCTCCGGGGTGGCCCGCTTCGGGAAGCGCGACAGGGCGGTGAGGAGCTCACCGAGCTCCTCGACCGCCCTGGTCACTTGCCGCTGCACGCCCCACCGCGCGAGCGCGCGGCGGCACGGCCGGGTGGCTTTGCGCCAGATGCGCTCGTTCATGACAGCCACTCCTTCCCGGTCGGCGTGATGTGGTACGCGCCACTCGCGCTTCGCTCGAGGAGGCGGCGCCCCGTTGCCCAGGCGAGGGCCCGGTCGACGTCAGCCCCCGTTCCCATGCCCGCGCGCTCGAATGTCTTGACAATCGAGCGGCGGGACATGGGCTCGATCAGGAGGACCGCGGCGATGGCGCGAGCTTGCGCCTCGCGCGCGGCTACGAAGCGGGGCCCGAATCGCCCGGAATCGTGCCGAGCGGCACGGCCTCGCGACCCACTCGCACGCCATCCCGGATGGCTGGCTCGATTTCCTCCCAGGTCATCCCGACCGCACGCGCCGACAGGATTGCTCCGCCGATCAAGCCGCGGATCGCGTCGCGCCTTGAGGCCTTGCAGGTGTGCCCTGTCCTCTCCAGGAATGCGTCGATCAGAGCCGCCGCATCGGCCTGGAACTGCACGACCTTCGCGGGCTCGACCACCTCCATCCACACGCCTCCGTCGTGCGGAATGTGGACCGCCTCGACGACCTTCTTCTTCGTCTCGTTCGTCATGGTTCACCTCCGTGCGGACACACTCCGCACCGCATGCAGCATAGCCGGCGATATCGACCCACGAATCCTCGTGGGTCGGGTTCGAGATCAGCCGTGCCACTTTCAGCGTCGTCATGCAGAGCGCGACCTGATGAGGCGCGACGGGGACGCCGAGGACCTGGCTCCAGAGGGACGCGATCAACGGCAGGGACTCGGTGGGCGGCGCGTAGTTCTTGGCGCGGTCGGTGAGGGCGCTCGCGGCCCTAGCGAGCACGTCGGCGCGGTTCATAGCCGGCCTCCGATCGCCGAGATGTCGAGGGGGATCTGGCGATAGCTGCCGTCGTCCTGGCGCTCGTAGAACCGCAGGTAGGACTTCGACGAGGCGACCGTCACCGAGTCGCTGATCGCTTTCATCGCCTCCTGCCAGGTCGGATCGTCGATCTCGATTCGGCGCAGGCCGAGCACGCGCTCCGTGCTGATCTTGCCCTCCTTGTCGACCTGGAAAGCGTGCTCGACGAGCGCGCGGACCTCGTCGCGACTCCCCTCGGACCAGCGCCGAATGCAGTCATCGATGAGCCCCTTTGCCACCTGGAGCCGCTCGTCGAAGGCGAGGCGATCCGCGATCGCGCGCTGCACCCTGAAGCGCCCATCGAACGTGGTCAGGGTGAGATTGCCCTTCTTGCCGCCGAACGTCGTGTCGTACTTCTCCGCGCTGAGCGCGAGGAAGGCGTCGATGTCACCGTTCGCTTCGCGCACGAACTGCCCGAGCCGACGCGATGCCTCCTGAGCCTTCGCGATGATCTCGAGCACCGTCTGGTGCCGGAGCAGGTCGATCTCCTTGATGAGGCGCATCGGGACGAAGCGTCCCTTCGCGTCGTACAGACCCTCGTTGGCACCCGGGGGCGTCTGCTGAATCGTCATCCTCCACCTTTCCTTTCGGTCTGGGCGAGCTGCGCGAGAACCTTCCGCACGCGGGCTCGCAGTTGCTTGTCCTTCGCAATGCGGGCGACCGTCGCGTGGTGCGCGTCGATTGCGCCCCTCACGCCTCGCCCGAAGTGGGCCGCGATGGCGGCCCAGGTCAGATCCGTCCGCTCCCTCGCGAGCACGTAGATCACGCCTCGCGGTTCGGTCACGGACACCGTCCGCTGCTCGGAGCGGAGTAGCGCGACGGGCACGCTCCACTCCTGGGCGACGACGTCGGTGATCTGCTCGATGCTAGGCGCACGCACGGCCCACCTCCTCCGCGAATTGGGAAAGCAGTGCAGCCGCAAGAGAGCGCGTCTGCTCGGTCGTCAGCTTCCGCTGGCCGGCGAGATAGAGGCGGGCTAGCGCCGTGACCTCGTCGATATCGACGGCCCCGTTGTCGGGGACCAACGGGACCAGCGCACGCTCGAGCTCGCGGACGCCTTCGAGCGCGTCCGTGAGCACGTCGGCAAGGGCGACCACCGTCATCCCTTCGAGGGGCTGGCCGACCGCCCGGTAGCGGTAGATCGTCTTGAGC